AGCCATCCAGTTATCTACAGGAATCAGGGTGTTGTTCTCACCTTCAGAGAACAATCGCTGCAACTCACTAGACGATGCATCGTATACACCACGGACTTTAAGGGCATTAATCAGTCCATCAATACGGTCACATAATGTGTCTAGTTCCCGTGCCTGGTCTTGGTAGATTACAAAATCAGGGATTGGCTCTAATGAATCTGTTGTAAGGGTGGAATACAGGGGTTTAGGGCAAGGAAAGAAGTTCTCGAGCTGCAATGGGTCGTCACGCTCATCAATAATCTTACCCAAAGACTTGGAAATCCATAGGACTTTGCCGGTTTCTTTGTCCCAAATCTCATAAATTACTGCTTCATATACACCATCGGTAGGTTTATAGGAATTCTTATCGTCTGCAGGTTTGGTGTCTAAGGGTATCTTGTAACCCATTTCCTCACCAAATCGTTCAACCAATGCAGGTCGAGACATATAAACCTTGCGCCATACGCAGGTTACTTCTTCCCATGTCCTAGCGCCTGGTGAGTGTCCAAACTCTTTCCAATGGACATAGTCTACTGGCGCACATTCGTACTCAATGCGTTCTTGGTTCTCATTCTCCATACCTTCTGGAGTCTCGGATTCGTCTGAATCTTCAGTAACTTGGAATCCGTCATCAGGTTCGCCAAGTTCATCTACTGCAAAATGCGGCTCATACCGTACCCAACTTACACCACGACCACCCAAAAGACGGTCTAGTACTGAGTTATTCATTGCAGACTTGTAATCACCATAATGTTCAATCTCAAACTCTAAAGCCCGTTCTAACATCATTGATGCGACACGACCAATTGGGTCGTTATCACGGAATCTGCGGCTTACATCGGGTCTTGGGAGTCTTGCAAAGATAGCTGGTTGAATCGTCTGGACATTTGACCAAAGGATATTGAACCTTGCATTAGGGTTACGGTCATAACGGGAATCGTCTTTGTATTTCTTAACGATTCGGTCTGCTCTTTGTTCCCATCGTTTGTATTGGCGTTCATAAGACATGATTGTCTTGTACCAATCTTCGTATGTGTGGTCTACCGTAGCTTTGTCGTTTGCCATAATGTTGCCCTAAAGTTGAAGATTTTGGCGAAATGTTGTCTTATTTTACCTAAAGTTAATACCTTTGGTTCACTTTTGTCTTAGTTTCTTTCCATAAGTCATTTAGACTTACTTTTGTTTGTCCAACCTGTACACCCTTCATTTCTTCAATAGGCGCTGGCAATGGGGATGCCATCTGCATAATCTGACACCCGTATGAGAATCCATCTCCATCATGGGAAGCCCAGTCATGCAACGGAGATGACCCAAAAGTCTTGGTTATGTCGTTATATGCATAACTCCACGACCTTAGACCCTCTAAACCTACTTTGCACTTAGTTTTATTGAACTTTATCCTTGGAATAACCACCCTTGCAGCGTTAATCCTGTCTGCAATAGAGGTCTGTGGGGTAATGTCGCACTTGTCGTTTCCAAAGAATTTCAGGAATATCTCAATAGCTGACTCTTTGGCTGAAAAGGTTTTAGTCCTAGCATCATGTGGTAACCAGATGCAACCCAATGCGCTGCGTTTGCCACTTAATTCGTACTGACATAGCTTTTTATGGATTCTATGCGCCCATTCCTCTGCATCTATTCCGAACCCTGAGTCATAATCTACGATGTTATAACCCCCAATGACAGGTTGCCAGAACCACCAAGTGGCAGTATCTCTGCGCCCAATGTCAACGCTTATCTGTATTGGTTGACCATCAGGGTCAAACTGGACATCATCGGTAATCTTGCCATTTCGTTCAGAAAGGGTAATCTGACGGGCTAATATGGCGCCTAAATTGGCAGCATCGAATGAACATAGGTACTCCTGTTCAAACTTAGACCTGCCAAAATCCTCACCAAAGTCTGCAATATAGTTGTTTAACTCTGCTTCTAACTGTTCTGGTGTAAATATGCCTGTTTGCGTGGCATCTAGAACTTGGGCAAAGGAATCAGGGTTAACTTTAGCCGCTTCTAAAGTCGTATATGCATGGTTTCTACCCCTTGGAGTAGTGTTAAATATCTGCCACCCCCCGTTTTCCATCAGAATGGGTCTCAGATAAGCTCTAGTCGCAGGGTTACTCAATGCCCACTCAGAGTAAACAATCCCTGCAGGGGGCGAACCAACAAGTTTTGAGGGGTCATCTGAGCCTACCGCCTGGAAAGATGAACCATTCTTGAAGATTATCTTCATTTCGTCATTGCGAGTGGTCTGGCGAAGTTCTATAGGGAAAGCTTCATCTATGCGTTTCTTGCCGGTATGAGGGTTAATCGCATCCCAGATGGCTTTTCGAGCCTGGCTGTATTCAGGAAGCATATACCAGTACTGGGCTACCCTACGAAATGCAGCCACCGCAGTCCAATGCAGTCCTAGTTCATCTTTGCCTGACCTACGATGCCATACGATTTCGCAATGTTTTCCACCGTTTTGCATATATCGCCATGCGTTTAACTGGTAATCCCTTGGAATCCAGTTGTTTGGTAAGCGAATGGTACTCAAAAGTTTACTGTCTGTACGATGATTGGGTTTTCTTTATCCCCGATTAATTCACTTCTAGCCAGTTTAGGCATGGTGTATTCAAGAGCCTTGAAATACAGGTCTAAGCGTTTAGCAGGGTCATCAATGGAATTAAGCCACTCATCAAGTTTATCAACATTGGCAGAGGTAAAGGCTGCAATGGCTTGTTTAACATCAGCAGTAGCCTTATTAGGCGTACCCTTGGGCCTTCCAGAACCTTCTCTGTAGCCGCCTTTGATAGATTTTGATTGTTTATCAGCCATACATTCTCAAGTAGTTGATTTGTAAGGTTTTTAGTTTATCACTCTTTTAGAGCTTTAACTTGTTTCTCAATTAACTCTTTACGGGTTACTGGTTTACTGTTCTGTTCAAGGATTTTGACCTGTGCAGGGTCAAATACTACAAAGTTATGTGTATTGGTGCTTAGGTTTGTTTTCCTACTACCTTCATCCTTGTACTTGATACCTTTGATTCCTAGGCTATCTAGTAACTTACTTGCTTCTGCAGCAGAGTTTGGGTTTGTGTCTAAATGTGCCATGAGTTCTGGGTTGTTGGTTAACCCTTTCTTTAGTAATTCATCCCTTTTTTTGACCCATACATCCCGTAATGGTTTATCTGCAGTATTTGTCAATCTTTCATAAATTAACTGTCCAAGGTCACTAGCATCATAATCTGCGCCCTTCGGACTATACATTTGTGGGTCTAGTTTCTCTAATGCCTGTTGTACAGCTTTAGGTTGTTTAGATAAAGGTTCATCCCATAACAACATATTAGGGATGTATTCATCAGGTATGTCTACTTTGTATAGATTGCCTGTGTTCTCAGGGGGATTTTCTATAAATCTACGCAAATCCAACTTCATGTCGGCAGTTTTGTTATACCAATCCATGTCATTAGCTTTTAAAGCATCTTTCATTTGGCGGTCTAATCTTTGGCCTACTATGTCCGTAACATCACCATAGTTGGTCTGTTGGATACCGTTTTTAGCCACCAATTCATCATACGATTCATCCAGCATTCTTGGCAACTGACCACGCAGCTCGATTCCTTCGCCCGTTTTAGTAAATTCAGGCTTAGAAAGGATGTTTTTATATTGAATAGCAACATTAGGGTTTTCAGCAAAGTACATACCGTGTCCAAAAGCCTGTGCGCCTTCGCCAGTACCTACTTTGTTTATGTCAAATTGACCTTGAATGGTGTGCGGTGTACCGTGATAAACGGTTAATGGTTGAATCATGCCTTGCTTAACCATGTAGTTCTCAGCCATCATCCCTGCTTTTGGGGCTAACGCTTTAGCTGTAGCTACTGCGGCTGGGGCAGCAAAAGGGGTTGCCATACCTGCATAACCGATGGGTTCGCCTTGTAAGTAGCCTTGCATATAGGGTGCTTGGTTGGGGTCTAACACGCTCATCTCTTGAGCTGGTAGTCCAGTCGCACCTGCAGCAAAGCCTGTTTCCCTTGGCAATGGGTTTTTACCAGTCAATAACTGGGTAAATGCTTGCGGATTAGTAATAAACCGTTGTGCTTCTGACGGTAGATTAACTAATTTATCTGCACCTTGGCGCAAGAGTTCAGCAAGTGTAGCCATGATTTATGCAATGTCAGGGTCGTGTATCTTGTTCATTGCGCTCAATAATGCAGCCTTACGCTTCATGCGTTCATTAGTCTTTCTGTTAAGAATGTCACCCTTACCCCCTACTGCTAACTCTTGGGGCTTTGGTTTATTCCGTTCTTTTACCTGTTTCTCTAAGGTTGTCTCTTTATGTGGCTGTTTAAGAGAGTTTTCAGGTTTAATCTTTTCTTTAGTGAACATTACATATCCTTCATCTTGGATGCAATCATCTCTTTTCTGGTCGGTTTCGCAGTTTTGGCTGACTCTTTAAAGTCTTTAGCCGTTGGGGCGCCCTCACTACCAGGCTTCTTCATCTTTTCACCTGAACCAGCGGCTATTCTAGCCCTTTTTCGGTGAATATTAGCGTATAGTCCGTCTTTCATTAGCATTTCCACCTTGCTCTTGCTGCTTTACCCCGTTCCCCAGTCCAACCTGCTGACCTTGCACAAAAACTATCGTGTCTTGGCCCACTTGACTGTGGTGCTTGTAAGTTACTGTTGTTTTTGCGGTTATAAGCCGCCCTACCTTTTGCAGTCATCCCTGCACCCTGTTCAGTTGGCAGGTAATTCTTGTCCTTACCCGTTGTTGTCTTGGGTATGGGTTTGTCGTGCTTTTCTACTGCGGCACGGATTTGGTCTTTACGACTCATCACGCTTTCCTAAGAAACGACCATAGGCTTCTTCCAGCTTGGCCTTGCGTTTACCTTTGGCATTGTCCCGTTCTACATTGAGAGCAATGGCGACTGCCTGTTTTTTAGGTTTTCCGGCCTTCATTTCGGCTTTGATGTTCTTACCTACAGATTGGACTGAACCTGATTTGTCGAGTGGCATGGTTATTCCTTGATTAAAGTAAACACGCTCCAATAAGGGTATGCCTGAAAGAAGTTGGAGTTGTCCCCTTCTGTGGGTCGGTACTCTGAGCGTACAAAATCATTATACCTTTGTACATCAAATAGTAAATTACCTTTTTTAACTAATTTAGCCCAGTATTCAATAGGTTGGATATTTACATGAGTTGGGTCACCCATATACATTTCCTTGGTTTCCCCGTCTCTGATTGCATCTAGGCATAGAAACATTCTGCCGCCAGGTTTTAAGATGCGTTCAAACTCACTAATAATGTCACCCATCAACTCTTGGGGGATGTGTTCTAAGACCTGTGCGGAGTGGACTAAATCTACAGAGTTGTCTGGTAATGGGATTTTAGTGAGTGAACCGCAAATAAGTTCATCGTTATCAAAG